GTAGTCAATAAAGAAGTTGATGAGGATGAAGATGATGCACTTTCATACTTTCAGCGTCTTGCTGAAGAGTGATTAGTTAGTTAGACGGATATTATCTCCTCTCTTAAGGTCCTCACTAACATACTGTGAGGACCCTTTTTTGTATGGCATAATATCGCCCATATCGTTCAGTACAATATTGAGATAGAATGGTTTGAGAACGTAGATATTTCTTTTATCATTTTCCAGTTTATCTTCATACTCATAATTAGTGACCGGTGTTGCAATATTTCCAGTATCAACTTGTTTATCAATAAAGTAATCATAGTAACTTGTCGAATAACCATTAGGAACTTCTAATCCACTAGGAACCATAATGACTCCTTGACTATTTTTGATTTCTGATGTTTCGTAATGATGTATTCCATTATAAAGAGTGTTATAATCTTTATACTTATTCAGCACATATCTGTCAAATGCATCTTGCGTTAGAGGCCATTCTGTTTGAATATTGACTATATTATTGCAGAGAAGAACTAACCAATCTAATGTTGAATCTTGATAAACTTCAAAGGCAACATTATCTGGACGATCATTTCCTTGAATTTTATACTTTTCAAAAAATGCTAAATCTTGGAAAATATCTTCACGAAGTTTTCCTTTCTTGAAAATATTTTTTACTGGAATATAATCTCCAATATTAGCATTTGGCAGTCTGCTAACATAATCAAAATTTGGAACTTGGCGGAAGTAACTTGGCATTTTAGAATCCTATATCGGTAATATCTTTTTCATTACCATATTCATCATCAAATAATGGTTCAAGTTCTTGAAATGATAATGTTAATTCATATGCGACCATTGAGGGTTCTCCTGCATAAGTCATATATGTTCCGTAAGGAGTATAGTTTACAGAACAGTTTGTTAAAGCACATTCCTTAAATTTATTCAAGTATGGATGTTGCTTATTCCCTGATATATATGAGATTGCAAATGTAAATGGTGACTTTAAAAGAAGAGTTGATTGACTTCTTTTAACTGACATTGCTTGTTTAAAATATCTTATAATTTTTCTAACTTCTTTTGCTTCTTGTTCCTCTCTCGGGGACATTTTAAAGGTAAAACTAAATTGCCTGAGTGATGGTCCAGAAAATAGCAATTCCATATTTGGGTTTTCGACTGCGCCAAATTGTCTTGTTAAGGTAGCAGCACCTGTTGCCATTTCAGTGAATTTGCTTGTTGCATATTGTTCTGCACCTTTACCGCCATCACCAAATGCATCTTTAATGCTTGTCTTAGCGGCCGCTGCTCCTGCTTCTGCTCCACCAGAAATAAGACCAGATGCCATTGAGGCAAACCCTTTAGTAACAGTATCCAATTTATCCATCTGCCAATCTGCTTGATTTTGATCAACTATTCCTCCTGGTATTGGTAAAGTAATGGTTCCCAAAATTTTTTTATCTCCTATTTTGAGTTTTCCATCATTTACACTAACAACTTTTGCACCAGATTTTTGTGCTCCAAGACCAGAAGGTTCGTATTTTATAATTGAAAATTTAATACAATCTTGTTTTTCTGCTTTTAAATTTAATGGATATTTTGCCTCACCATATTCTTCTCTTGTACCCTTCAAAAATGTTCCTGCTTCTTTTTTAAATGCTTCAGAATCTTCTTTTGATACTGTCGATGAATTTGGATCTGTTGATGCTGGAGTAGTTGCTTTTCCATTACTTAATAATTCATTTGTTCTTGCCTTTGACGCTTCAGCACTAAGTCCTTCTTTTTGTTGTGCCTTATTTGCTGTTATTTCTGCTTGATTTTTTAATGCTTTAGTATTTTCTGGTTTTGAGAAATATGCATTTTCTTCTGTAGTCGTATTGCCCGGCGTATATGCAAACTTTCCTTTATTTGTTCCTGTTGCTGCAATAGTACCTACAGTTCTATCTGCATTAGCCCCTCCAATATAACCTGCGACTGTTGGACTTTTTACTGTTATTAATCCAGTTTTTGCGTCTACTAAAGTATAGTATTGAACGCCATTAACTTCAAATCTACTGGCATCTCTTGAACCATAAGTATCTGCCATCAGAATACCTCCCTACTAAAGAGGATGTTTAGAATATATTTTCCTGCTCTTCTAAACATTAGCACAAGGTTTTTATTTATTTAGACGGAATTTTGCATAAGGTATTGCAAGTAATTCGTCAAGTTCATTTGGACGAACGACGTGTAATTTTCCTGCAACTTCTTCCCAGGTATAATTCCTTGATTGTCTCCAATGAAAGTTGATTGCCTTGAATCCCCATTTTTGAAGTTCAGTGCAAGCAATCAAAGGGTGTTGATCATAATCAATGTTGGGAGTTTTTGGGTTATAGATGAATGTATAAAACTTTCCTGGTTCTGGATATAATACCTCTTCTCTGAAAACATCAATAATAATCAGCATTAAATCTTCTGGATCTTTTGAATCTGATGCAGTAATTCTTTTTTTCAGTTCTTTTATTCTTGCAGTTGAAGATGTATCTTTATATTGACCAAAACCTTCTGCCATTATTTGATACCTAATTCGTCTTCGGTTATAATCTTGAACTCTAACATTCTATCTTTACACCACTCATCTGCTGCTTTCCACTTTGCCTGATTGACTGCATAAGTTTTTGCTTCGTAAAGAAATCCTTTTGTCACTCTTGATTTTTGTTTTGGTGGTTGAGTTTGTTTTTTTGGTTTTACCTCAATCACATATGTTTTAATGTGTCCTGTACTTTCTTTGACTTTGATTATAAAATCGGGAAAGTATCTATGAACACGATTATCAACAGGAGACACATAGGGGATAAAAAATTCTTCGCTGCCCCAAGAAATTATATTTTCATTGAGATCACACCAAGAGCAGAAACGTCTTTCCCAACTACTTCTGCAAATAATATTATTTGGATCGCCTTTATATTTGTTTGGATAAGATGGTCTGTATTTGCTCTTATAACTTTCTGCCATTATCTCTACTACATAATATAACGGATCAAAAAGTATTTATAAATGCCTACTCCAAGGACAGTAGCACAAATTAAAGCAAATTTACTTAGACCAGCTCTTACTTCACACTTTGAAGTTAAAATTCCGTTGCCCAATGGAAAAAATTTTGATACTTACCTTAAAGAAAACGGGGTCTCCTGGGTTTTGCAAAACCAAGATAGATTGAATTTATTATGCAGTGAAGCATCTCTTCCTGGATCTTCTCTGTCAACTTATGATATTGTTGATGATCATACTGGTGTCAGTGAAAAACATGTGTATAGAAGATTATATGATGACCGAATTGATTTTAGTTTCTATGTTGATGCAGAAAATTATTTGCCAATTAGATTTTTTGAATCTTGGATAAAGTATATTGTTAACGAAACTATTGCCACTAAAAATAATGAAACTCCTGGTTCTAAAGATCCAAACTTTTTTTATAGGATGAGATATCCAAATGATTATATTGCAAACTCTGGTTTGGAGATTACAAAATTTGAGAGAGATAATAAATCTTCATTGGTATATAATTTTGTAAATGTTTTTCCTATTGCTATTACATCAATGCCCATATCCTATGATACTGCTTCTTTATTGAAGTGTAGTGTTTCTTTTTCTTATATTAGATATATTCTTAATCCATCTGGATCTGGTGCTTTTAGAACTGGTGACGATGAAAAGTCTTCAAATAAATCTGCATTTGGAGATCCTGCATTGGAAGCTGCTTATAATAGATTAAATAATCCATTAGAAGGAAATGGATTTGGAGATCCAAAAGTTGAAGCAGGAGCAAAAGCAGCACTTGGTGGGGCAACTCCTGGATATGCTAATCCTAATCTTGAAAAAGGATATCAAGCATTATACGGAACTCAAGAAGAAATTAATATAAACACTTTTAAATAAACATAATAAATAATCACACCTGAAATTTTTATAGGATATTATGCCTTTACCAAAGATTGCTACGCCAACATATGAACTTGAATTGCCATCAACGGGAGAAACAGTTCAGTACAGACCTTTTTTAGTAAAAGAAGAAAAAGTATTAGTCATTGCTTTGGAGAGTGAAGATACAAAGCAAATTACTACTGCCATCAAAACAGTAATTAAAAATTGTATTATTACAAAGGGTATCAAAGTAGAAGCACTTCCTACATTTGATATTGAATATTTGTTTCTGAATATTCGTGGTAAGTCCGTTGGAGAAGAAATTGAAGTAAATGTCATCTGTCCCGATGATGAAGAAACTGATGTTAAAATAAAGATTGATTTGGATTCAATCAAAGTTCAAAAAAACGAAGAACATTCAAATAAAATTAAAGTAGATCCTACGATCATGATGGAAATGAAATATCCATCATTGGAGCAATTTATTAAGACTAATTTTGATTTTAAAAATGATAATGCAATGGATCAATCATTTGAATTAATTTCTTCTTGTATTGATAAGATTTATACTGAAGAAGAAGTATGGTCTGCATCTGATGTAACCAAGAAAGAATTGATTGAATTCTTGGAGCAGATGAATTCCTCACAATTCAAAGAAATTGAAAAGTTCTTTGAGACAATGCCCAGACTTTCTCATAAGGTTAAAGTTACAAATCCAAAAACACAAGTAGAAAGTGAAGTAGTTTTAGAAGGGTTAGCATCTTTTTTCGCATAGCAATGGTCCATATGGACCTTGAAAACTACTTCCGTCTTAACTTTGCCTTGATGCAGTATCATAAATATTCATTAACAGAGATTGAAAACATGATGCCGTGGGAACGCGACATTTATGTTGAATTATTGAAACAGCATCTGGAAGAGGAAAAACTGAAGCAGCAATCAAATGGCGGATCCTTCTAAAATTAGTTCTCTGGTTCTCTATAATGGGAAGAAGGTATCTACTGAAAAAATTGATGAAAGAATTTTAGAACTGCTTGGTCTTCAGGATGAGTATGAGTTGTCATATGAAGAATATATTGGATATTTGAGAGAAGCAATGGTTGCTTCCAGAATGTCTAAAAGTAGATATTCAACTGCTGAAACGGAATCAATCACAAATGAATGGAAGAGGGTAAAATCCAAAAAAGGTAGATTTAGGCCAAAGAAAATTAGTGCAGAAAGTTTTAAAAAAGGAAGTGCTGTAGGAATTAATCTCAATAAACAAAAAAAACTGGCAGGAACTAAACCTCTTGCTCTTCCTTCAGCAACTGACAAGATGACCGGAGGAAATGAAATAACAACAATTATTGATGCTCTTGCAGAGATTATTAAAAGTCTAACCCAACAAAATAAAGATGCTAAAAAAGCATCAGAGTTGGATAGAAAATCTGCAGAACAAAAGAGAAGAGGTGAAGAAGAATCAAAACTTGAAAAGGGTGTTGGACTGATTGCAAAAGCAGCTGAAAAAATTCTTGCTCCCTTTAAATCAATTTTAAGTAGAATTGTAGATTTTATTGCTGCGGTCTTCTTTGGAAGATTAATGATAAAACTAATACGATGGTTTAGTGATGCAGAAAATCAAAAGAAATTTCAAAGTATCTTAAGATTTTTGGGAGATCATTGGCCCACACTTTTAGCATTATATTTAAGATTTGGTACAGGAATTGGCAAATTAGTTGGCACATTAACTTCTATTCTTATAAAAGGAGGACTTAGACTTGCTGCAGCAGCCGCCGGTCTTCTTGCTAAAGCTGGAGTGGGGAAAGCAGGAAAATTTGCAAAGTTTTTGGGTGGTAGAAAAGGAAAACTTTTAGGTGCTGGATTAGAAGTTGCTGCTACTGTTGGGACAACAATGGCACTCAGTAGTGGCATTGAAAGTATTGGAAATGATAAACCTAAAGTTGAGGGTCGTGCTGGTGGAGGATCTATAAAAATTCCAAAGTTTGCAGGTGGAGGACTTAACTTTGGTGGATTTGGTAATATGTTTAGTGGATTAGTTTCTGGTCAAAAAGGAGTTGATAAAATTCCAGCAATGCTTTCCGATGGTGAATTTGTAATGTCTCGTGGTGCCGTGCAGAAATATGGTGTTGATACTCTTGAGGGAATGAATGCTGCTGGGGGAGGAACTAATCAACCAAAAATGATTGCTGGAGTTCCTCATGCCTATGGTGGTGGTTATATTACAAGTACTGGAAGAGAAGATAGTAGAGCAAATTATGACAGAGAACATGGAGAAGGATCTTATGATAAAGAATTAGCAAGAAGAAGAGCAACTTATGCTGCTCAAGATAATGCAGATATTGCACAAAGAAAAAGTTTACAATCTTGGAGAAACAGATCGGAACAGAAACCTTCTGGACAAAGGGAATCAACAGGATCTCAAAAAATAACAGTTAATGGTATTAATGTTACTGGACTATCAGGATTAGCAGGAGCTACAAAAGGAATGGGTCCAAATGTAACAATCACTCGTAATACTGGACCTGGTGGAATGAGACCTGATATGCAAAGAAAACTTGCAGAAGAGAATAAAAAATCTGCTGCTATGGATGCATCAAGGGCAAAAGAAGCAGATTTGCATAAAAAAGCAAGATCAGAATACCTTAAGATTATTAATAATCCAGATGATCCAAGGTATCAAGATGCTTGGGATGGAAAGATTAAAATGTCAGATCTTCAAAAACAATTGCAGGCAACTGCAACACCAAAAGCAACTGCAACGCCAAGTCCTCAAGCAGCATATAGAGCAGCAGGAATGGGCAATTACTCTGCTGCAAATGTAAGAAGAGCACAATCTGCTGCTGGAGTAGGAGTTAGAGTTGGTGCAAAAATGGTTGGTGGTTATGGATTAAGAAAGCAGGGATTTAAAGAAGCACCATCATCACAAATCATAAAGAATGATAGGGGGCAAAATGTAGTTGGATATAAGGCAATGAAAGGTGGAAAACTTACTTATGTTCAAGGACCAAAACCAGGAGAGGGAACTTCTAATATTTGGGAAAGAGTGGGTAGAGCAATTAATCCAAATGCATACAAACAAAGTGATGCTGCAGCAGCACAGAAAAAATATCAAGAAGCATCTGCAGGTTCTATCGCATCATTGAAAGCAAGAGGTGCAAGTCAATTAACAATTGCAAAAAGACAAGCAGAATTAAAGAAAACTGCTCCAGCACCTCCAACACAACCAAGGACAAGATTTGTAAATCCAAGTCAAGGGGGAGCAAAAACAAAATCTCAATTGATGGGAAGTGGCGGAAAACCATCCACACCATCATTTAGTGCATCTCATCCATCTGGTCATTCCAAAACTGCAAAAGTATTGGGTATTAAATAATGGCACCTAAAGCACTTCCTTCAGCAAAAATTAATCCAATAAAACTTTTAGGTGGAACATCTTTTGCTACAAAAAAAATATCAGTAGGCGCTTTGCGTGATGAGAGTATTAGTGTACCCAAAAAAGATTTAATAATCATCAAGACGCAGGTTATAAAAATCAAAGATTTGATTAAAAGTTCTACACTCTTAAAAAGTGCGGAGATTGAAAGAAAAAGAAAAGAAAGTGAAAGGGAAAGATTTTCAAAAGAAGAACAAGATTTAGAAAAAAAACCAGGTAAGGAAGAAGGGGGGAAAGAAAAAGTACCATCACTTCCTAAACTTGGATTTTTGGATAGAATTAAAAAATTCTTCTTTAATGTTTTACTTGGTTATGTTGTAGTTAGATTATTGCCTCATGTAAATAAATTGCCAGATATTGTAAAGACTGTTGGATCAGCAATTGATTTTGGAACAGATCTTGCTTTGGGTCTTTTTAATGGTCTTGTTACTTTTATTGATTGGGGATATAAAGCATATGATGCAACTCGTGGATTTATAAAAACAATTGGTGGAGATAATACATTAAAAGTCTTTGATGCATTTAATGGTGCTGTAGGAAAAGTAATTGAAGCAGCAATTATTGCATCAATAGCTATTGGAAGCCAAGGAGATGGAGGTGTTCTTGATATTGGTATGGATATGCTTACTGATCGCCTGATGAAAAAGGGCGTCCAGCAGGCAGCAACTGGTGCCACTCAAGCAGCAGGAAGTGTCGGAGCAACTGCAGGTGAAGCCGTAGGAGTGGGTGTTGGTGCAGCTGCAGGTATTATTGCCGGTGCTGGATTGCTTGCTTCTGCTCTTGGCGAAGGTGCATTCCAACTCAAAAAGATGTCAGTTGGAATGGAACAAGGTGCTAAAAAATCATATGACAGTGAAAAAAATCCTTTGATGAAGCCAATTCGTTGGTTAATGTATCAAGGTGCAAAATTTATTAGTTTCCAATTGGGAACAGTTGGTGTTCTTCTTGATATTGTAGGTACTCCTTTTAGATATGCAATTGAGTTGATTAGATATCCATTTTTGGATGAAAAAGGTAAGAAAGAACAGAATAAAAATCTTGCAAAGTTTGATGCAAGAATTAGAGAACAATTTAGAGAAGGTTTAAATGCACTTTCATTTGGAATGATTGGTGGAGGTGGTAAAGGTTCTTGGGGGAGTTTGTTTGGTGAAAAGGGTACAAAAGGAATGGGTTATGCTGGAGGAGGATCGCCAGTAACAAGAGGTGGTAAAGTTCAGGGTGGTGTAAAAAGAACTGTTAAAAAAGCAAAAAGATCTGTAAAAGTACAACCACCAAAAGTTCGACCAGGTGCTGCTATTGGTGGGGAAGAAAAAATTACAAAAGTATTCCCAGAAAGCAAAGACAAGGATAAAGTAAATCCTCTTGGTTATATGAAAAAATCTTATGATACATTATCAGCAACTCCTGGATTTGGTGGATTATTTGGACTTGCATTAAAAGCACAACTTGGAGAAACTCCAAGTGATTTAGATTATAAAATTGCTGCATCGGGATTAAGTGCTTGGATGGAAAATAATCTTGCAACCGGGGGAGCATTTGCTTCTGGTGGTTCAGTAGACGCTGGAATGTTTGGTAGTGGTGAAGATATGACGAATGTGATTGCAAAATCACTCCAAGATACAGTTTCTACAAAAATTGATGATACGATTAATGATTTAATGAAGCAGATGATGTTGAAACCTTTAGGTCCTGGTGATGCTGGAGGTCCTGGTGAAGGACCTCCGGACGATCTTCCTCCAGGATCAGGAACTCTCACTGGCAATACAAATGCAGAAAAAGTCTTTAATTATTTGATTGGTTATGGATTTACTCCACAAGCAGCAGCAGGTGTTGTTGGAAACTTGATGCAAGAATCTGGAGTAAATCCAAATTCAAATCAAGGTGGTGGAGGTGCAGGTAGAGGTATTATGCAGTGGGGAACTGGTGTGGGAAGTGGACAAAGATGGGATGCATTAACTGCTTGGGCTCAAGCATCGGGAAAAGATCCAAGATCTCTTGATACTCAAGTTGAATGGATGATGAAAGAAATGAATCAAAGAGGAACGATTAAACGTCTCAAAGGATTGACTAATGTAAAAGCAGCAACTGATTTATTTGAAAAAGAAATGGAAGGTGCTGGAACACCTATGATGGAAAATCGTTATAAATTTGCTGCTGATGCTCTTGCAAGTTTTGGCGGCGGCCGTGCTGGTGGACCAGGAATTGCTTTAGGAAAGGGATATGGTTCCGAAGGTAGTAAAATTGCAGGAGAACTTGGTAGGTTTATTCAACAGAAATTAAAAAGTCCTCAACAATTCCAAGCAGTTACAGAACATCCAGAATTTGGTGGAGTTAATAATAGTGCTCATGCCAGAGACTCATATCACAAATATGGAAGAGCAATCGATATTGGTGCATTTGCTGAGGAACAAGGTCCAATCTTACAAGTGATTGCACAATTTAATCAAATGAAAGGAGTAAAACCAGTTGAACTTCTGAAAGCAGG